AAATTTGGTTATTTGCCTACAGCAACCACAAGTTATAAAACCGTTTGGGATGGTGATAATGTTTATACCTATCCAAGTGCGGCAACAACCATGAATGTTGTTTCAAGTGCTGGTGCAACTGACAATGGTATTGCTATTACAATCCAAGGCCTAGATGCAGATTACAATCAAGTAACCGAAACGGTTACATTGGGTGATGATAGTGCGGGTGGCACAGCAACCACAACAGAATTTTTAAGGGTGTTTAGAGCCTTTGTTGCCAACGGAACAAACATTACAGGCAACGTAACCATTCAACAGGATGGTGTTGTCTATGCTAAAATATTCGCAGAAATGCAACAAACATTAATGGCGGTTTACACAATACCAGCAGGTAAAAGAGGTTATCTTGTTGCGGCAAACATCAGCGTTGAAAAGAATCAACCTGTTATTGCAAAACTAATGGTAAGAAAGCCAGGAAATGTGTTAAGGGTTCAAGGTATTGTATCTACATTTGGTGTGCCATTCCAACGTGTATGGCAACTACCACCAGTAATCGATGAAAAATCAGATATAGAAATCAGAGCCAAGGCAGGAGCAACAACTTCAATTGCGGCAGGCTTTGAAATTGTATTGGAGGACAAATAGTGCCACTGAGCCAACCACAACAAACTATTGTTAAGGACGAAAACCGTTTCCGTGTTGCGGTGACAGGTAGACGTTTTGGCAAAACACACGTGGCTATGAGAGAATTGGCAAAACACGCATCAAAACCTGATCAACAGGTTTGGTATGTTGCACCTTCATACAGAATGGCAAAAGGCATTGTTTGGGATCAATTAAAAAACAAATTAAAAGACTTGCGTTGGATTGATCAAAGCAATGAAGCAGAATTAAAGTTGAGATTAAAAAATGGATCCGTTATACATCTTAAGGGTGCTGATAATCCTGATAGTCTTAGAGGCGTTGGTTTGGACTTTATTGTATTAGATGAATTCCAAGACATCGATCCAAGGGTATGGACAGAAGTATTACGTCCAACACTATCAGACAAGGGTGGTAAAGCAATGTTTTTAGGAACACCAAGAGGTGTTGGCAGTTTCAGCCATGAAATGTTTAGCATGGCACAAGCAACGGACAATTGGGGTGCTTACACATACACAACATTAGATGGTGGCAATGTTCCTGAAGAAGAAATTGAACAAGCCAAACGTGATATGGACCAAAAAACGTTTGAGCAAGAATACCTAGCAACGTTTAACACTTATTCAGGTGTTGTTTACTATAATTTTGATAGACAACAAACATTAAAATCTTATCCTAATCCAGATGTAAAAGAAATACACGTAGGACAGGATTTTAACGTTGGTGCACTTGCAAGTGCTATTGCAATTATAGAAGGCAATACAATTTATTTTATTGATGAATTATTATTGAACACATCAAGCACAGAAGATACCTGTGATGAATTAAAAAGACGTTATCCAAATAGTAGAATTGTTATGTATCCAGATCCAGCGGGTAAAGCATTGAAAACAAGTGCTGGTGGTAGAACTGATATTTCAATATTACAAAATGCAGGATTTGGTGTGCAAGTAAGAAGAAATCATACACCTGTTAGAGATAGGGTGAATAGTGTTAACGCAAAATTAAAGAACAGCAAAGGTGACAGATCATTATTTGTTGATCCTAAATGTAAAAACATAATTAATAGTTTAGAACGAATGGTATATAAACCGGGAACAAACGTCATAGATAAAGACGGAGTGCATGATCATATGGCTGATGCTGTTGGATATTTGGTTGATTTCTTGTATCCGTTACGCACAGAATTTGAAAGCACAACACCACAACGTTGGGCATTTACTGGTAATAACAATAACGCAAGGAGATACGCATAATGCCCGTGATTAGAGACAGAGTAATTAAAGGCGATAGCAAGTTTGCGGTTGACTATATAGTTGAATCGCATGAAGCATACAAATATTACATTAATAGATGGCAATTCTTAGGTGATTCATATCAAGGTGGTTATGATTACTTCATGGGTCGTTACCTAGAGCCATATCTTTATGAATCCAGAGATGATTACGAAAAAAGATTAAGAGCAATTGGTTTAGATAATCACACAAAATCAATTGTTGATTTATACAATAGTTTTTTATTTAGAAAAGAAATCAAACGTGATTATGGAAGCATAGAAAATGATTCAGGTCTCAAACCTTTCCTTGCAGATGCAGACCTAGATGGTAGAAGTTTCCTTGCTTTCCTAAGAGACGTTTCAACATACGCAATGGTGTATGGCAATGTTTGGGTAATTTGTGATAAACCACAAACCCAAGTGTTTACAAGAGCAGATGAACTTAACCAAGGCATTCGTCCTTATGTTTCATTATTCACTCCTGACAATGTATTGGATTGGGAATATGAAAGAAAGGCAAATGGTCTATATGAACTTACATATCTTAAAGTAAAAGAAGAAGTTCACAAAGACAAGCAGTATATTAGGGAATATACACCTGAAGAGATCAATGTATATCTTATTGATGGTTCTGAAAAAACAGGCAATCTATATGAAACCGTCCCTAACACACTGGGCAAAGTGCCTGCAGTCTGCGTGTATGCACAACGCTCAAACATTCGTGGCGTCGGAGTATCTGCCGTCGGCGATATTGCAGACATACAAAAAGAAATTTATGAAATGAGTTCAGAGATTGAACAAATTGTAAGATTGACAAATCATCCGACTCTTGTAAAAAGTGTGGATACAGAAGCAAGTGCAGGTGCAGGTTCAATCATTCAAATGCCACAGGGCATGGATCCAGGTCTAAAACCATTTTTACTTCAACCAGATGGAGCGTCAATTGAAGCGGTTCTACAATCGATACAAAAGAAAACTGAATCAATTGATAGAAGTGCATCACTTGCAGGTATCAGAAGTGTTGAAAGTCGTAGACTATCGGGCGTTGCACTTACAAGTGAATTTCAAACACTGAATTCTAAATTAAGTTCATTTGCACTAAACATGGAACACGCTGAAGAACAAATTTGGAGACTATGGGCCATGTATCAAGGCAAGGTATGGGATGGATATGTTGAATATCCTCGTTCATTCTCTATACAAGATAAAGCAAATGATATTGCCATGCTTAAAATGGCAAAAGAAGCAAACATCAGCGATGTTAAAATTAATTCAAAAATTGATAAAATGATTTACGAAACAATCACGGAAGAATATTACGAAGACATGGATGACGATGATATGGATGATACCCCATTGAGCGAGGGTGCACCTATGGAGATGATTCATCCAAATGTAACCACACCAGATGATTTGGTTAAACATCTAAGAGAAATGATTGACCAAGGTTACACAGATGAACAAATCAAGGAACTACATCCAGAATTAGCACAATTATTCAATAGAGGTGAATAATGGGCAAATATATTCCGGAAAGAGATTGGATAAGTGAAACACCTACCGAGCAGGAAATACGCAGGATACTCAAAGAATATAATGAAAACATACACAAGTATGAAACCAAAGGTTATAAGACATCAGGCATCCGTTCGCGTAACAATCTATTAGAACTATATCCATTATTAAAACAAAGACGAAAAGAAATTCTTGATGGTTATAAAAATAAAAAACCCTTGGAAGAACATCCAAGTTGGGAAGGTGTAGAAGATGCCGGTTAGACGAGTTAAAGGCGGATATCGCTGGGGAACAAGTGGTAAAGTTTATAAAACACGCAAACAAGCAGAACGCCAAGGTAGAGCGATTTATGCACGTGGTTATGGAAAGAAAAAGTAATGATAACTACTAGTGCAAGTATAGGTGCAATTATTGGAGAGCGTTCAAAAAGACGCTCTTTTAAATTAGAAACTACAGGGAGGTCTATTATGGCATCAAGAGGTGGAAGACGCACACGAGGCGGCAAAAAGAAAAAACCAGGAACACGCGGCGGAAGACGACGCAAATAATGTTTGTGACAAAACCTACTATTGACGTTGAATATCATTATAATCCAGAATGGTATGATAAAGATTATTTTTATAGTCCAGATGGTATAAAGGAACATCCTAAGCATCATTGCAAAAGAAGTTTTTTTGAAAGTTTGCCTTGGCATAAACAGGCAAAAAGAAATGCAATAGATATAGGTGCAAGAGATGGTGAGTTTACTCGATATCTAAATCATTATTATGATCATACCTATTGTTTTGAACCCAGAAATAGAGATTATTTTTTTTATAATACAATTGAATCTAAAACAACACACTATAGATGTGCAGTAGATAATGAAAAAAATAGAATAGATGATTTATTATTAACAGATATTGATTTTATTAAAATAGATACAGATGGTGGGGAACACGATATAATAAAAGGATTAGAAAATACAATTGAAAAGTATAATCCTGTAATTTTATTAGAAGTTTATTTTCCTGATCAAAAAACGGCGTTAGAAATGTTATATGATATAGGTTATGAAACTAAAACAACCTGTTTTAGAGATTGGGACCATACATTAGTAAGGAAAGACAAATAATGGCGGTCGTAAAGGCCGATAAATAACGATTTTAGTCATAATATGACTAAATATTAACATACTACGAATTGAGCGTAGGGGTAGAACTCAACCAATTAGAAAGAGGTAATTATGAACGCGGAAAACACAGCGGTAAACGAAACTGAGACGACTGCAACTCAACCAGAAGGTAAAGAGCAGGTAGCAAATACGCAGGAAACTGCTAAGGAACAAGATAACCTATTATCACAAGAAGATGTAAATCGAATTGTAGCGGATAGGGTAGCAAGAGAAAAGGCAAAGTTTGAAAAGAAATATTCAGGCGTTGACTTGGATCTTTATAACGAACTTGTAGAGAAGCAAGAAAAAGCACGCCATCAAGAACTTGAAAAGCGTGGAGAGTTTGAAAAATTGTTGAAAGAGCAGGCGGAGAAATTCAATGGCAAAATTCAACAATATGAAAGCGAACTTACTTCTATCAAGGTAGACGGTGCATTGTTAAATGAAGCAAGTGCCAACAAAGCGGTTAATCCACAACAGGTGGTTCAATTGCTTAAAGGCCAAGTAAGACTTAATGAAGCAGGCACGGTTGATGTCGTTGATGCAAATGGACAGGTTAGATATGATGATAATGGTAATCCATTAAAAGTATCTACTTTGGTAAATGAATTCCTTACAGCAAATCCTCATTTTGTATCAGCAGGACCAAGTGGTTCTGGAACTGGTCAAGGTGTTGGAAAACAAACTCCTGTGGTAGATAACGATGTTACTAAATTAAATATGGAAAATCCTCAACATCGTGCTCGTTATGCAGAAATTATGCGAGCAAAAGGGATCCGTATATAATTGCTTAAACCAAAAAGGAGATAAAAATGGCAGTTACAACTTCAACACTGACACAAGAACTATATGCAAATATTGTTCAAAGTGCATTATACACTTTGTCAGAAAACACAATCATTCGTCCGGTTGTTCGTAATTACGACATGACAGGAACACCAGGTCTTGTTGCACAAGTTCCAATCTACCCAGCACTAAGTGCAAGTGGATTAACTGAAGGCACAGACATTTCAACACCAACATCATTTGACACTACTTCTAAAACTATTACAGCGGCAGAAGTAGGTGTATTGGTAACACTAACTGACCTATCAAAAGAATCTGCATCAGAAGATGTTGCGGCGGCTATTGGTAGACAAATTGGTGACGCTATGGCAGTTAAAGTCGACACAGACTTAGCGGCTTTATTCAGCGGCTTCTCAAATGTAGTTGGTAGCGGAGCAAGAGAGTTAAGCGTAGAAGATTTCTTCAAAGCGGCGGCTATCTTGAGAAACAACAAGGCTCCTGGACCATATGTTTCAGTGATCCACCCATACCACGCATTCCAAATCAAGAAACAATTAACTAACGCAGGTGGCGTTCCTATGTCACATAACTTGTCAGATGTAGGTAACGTAGCGTTAAGAGACGGTTTCGTTGGTAGAATCGCTGGTATTGACATTTTTGAATCAACGGTTATTAGCGGAGACTCTGCTGGTGCATTCGTTGGTGGTGTTATGTCACAAGACGCACTAGGTTACATGGTTAAACGTGGAATGAGAATTGAAGAGCAAAGAGATGCTTCATTAAGAGCAACTGAAATCGTAGGTTCTATGGCTTACGGCGTAAGTGAAATTTTTGATGCATACGGCGTTCAATTATTAGGCGACGCACAACTATAATTAGGTAATTCCTAATATCACTTGAAAGGGGCGGAGAAATTCGCCCTTTTCTCGCCTTTAAGGTAAATAAAGTATATTAAACAAACATAGATGGTTTAGGCAGAACCTAAAGCATTATAGAAGGAAGAACCTTTGATATGGCTACACTAGCAACAATAAGCGACATTCAAACATACGAACCGGACATTTTAGAATTTGGTATTCCTGATTTCGATGGCGAAATTACAAAAGCACAAAATGATGTATTTCGTGATCTAAGAATTAGGTGGTGGCCGACACAACAAATTGGTTTGTATGATCTCAAATATCTAGCAACTGGTCAATATGAACCAGATGAAGACTTATACAATGCTACACAATTAAACCGTGCTTGTGTTTATCAAGCATTAGGGTTTCATATCTATCCTAAACTATCTAAATTTGAACCAGAACAAGATATCTTTGAAAGAAAGATGGAGTTCTATCGTAAAGAATACGAAAGAGAATTAGATTTAATTTTAAGGGTGGGAGTGCAGTATGATTTGGATTCATCAGGAACATTTACTGACGAAGAAAAACAACCTACACACTTCCTACGCCTAAAAAGGTAGTAGGCCATGTCAAATAGAGAAGACGTAATAAAAAACATTATTGATGTATTGGGCGATATGAATAGTCCCAAACCTACGTTTGTCACAAGAGAACCATTTGATACAGAAAAATTAGCAATTACACAATTTCCTGCTCTATTGGTAACCACTGGTAATGAAACACGTGAAGACCAGGCAATGGGTGGTTATAGAAGAGGAATTATTGAAGTAACAATTAGAGGTTTTGTGCGATCCGACGGACGCCAAGGGTTCGTTCAAAGCGTGGATCAAAAACGCAATGAATTGATTGAACGCATTGAAGAAACACTAAACACAACAAGAAATAGAGAACTAGCAACAGCAAGGGCGGCAACAACACACGTTACATCAATTGAAATAATTGATAGAACTCCGCCATTAGGTGAATTTGTAATGATTGCTGAAGTTCACTATTCATTTACAAAAGGAGCAGTATAATGCCTATGAAATATGTAAAAATGTTTAAAAACGGATCCTGGGAATATATCCAAGAGGATCGTGTTAACAGATTTCTTGAAGAAGGTTGGACTTTAGAAAATCAAAGTCCAGTTCAAGGAAAAAAGTCACCGGCCAAAGGAAGTAAGAATAAAATTACAGCCGACGCCCAAGTGACTTCAATTAAAGCGGAAGAAACAGAGGAATGGGATCTTACAGCAGGTGAAGATTGGGCAGACTCAATTGAATCTATTGTGGAAGAACAAACCGAAGATGATTCCAACAACGCAAAAGAGGAGAACTAAACTATGGCAACTTACACAGGTGAAAACGGAACCGTTAAAATCGGAACCGATTCTGCAGGTGAATCTGCAATCGCTGAAGTTCGCTCTTGGACGGTAGAACATACTAAAGATGTTATTGAAGACACCGTAATGGGCGACGCGGCAAGAACTTATAAATCTGGTTTACACCAGTTTACAGGTTCAATGGAAGTGGTATATGATGATGGACACACAGCGGCAAGCGATGCTTTCCGTCCTGATGTGGACTCAGACTTATTTGTTGAATTTTATCCAAACTCAGGTGGTGGAGAAAAATTCACAGGTAAAGTAATCGTAACTTCAGTATCTAGAACAGCATCATTTGATGATCTAGTAACTGCAACGGTTAACTTCCAAGGAACTGGTGCATTAGACGTTCAAGCGTATAACGCATAAGGAACGATAATGTTAGTAATACGTGTTAAAGGCACACGTCAGGTTGGCAGGGCTCTTGAACGAGAAAAAGAGTCTTTGATGACCAAAATAGCGGATGATACAAAGTCTATTGCTGTTTCAAAAACACCAATAGATCAGGGACAAGCAAGACGTGGTTGGCGCCTTGAATCTTCATTTAGAATGAAGAGGATAGTCAACCGCGTGCCCTACATTGACTTGTTGGAAAAAGGCCGCTCAAAACAAGCACCTAACGGTATATTAGGGCCTACCATTAGGGAGATATCTAAAAGGAGATATAAATGAGTGTATTAGAAAACGCAAAAGAACACTTCAAAGGCAGATTAACTGGTGAACTTAGAAAGATGTCAGTTCCAGAATGGAAAACAGATATCTATTATAAACCATCATATTCATTTGCCGCTGAAGCAAAAATTATTGAACTGCAACAGCAAGGTAAAACGGTTGATGCATTGGTTGAATCTATTCTAGTAAAAGCACTAGATCCAGAAGGCAAACCGATGTTTACAAAATTTGATCGTAATGCTTTGATGCACGAAGTTGACCCATCTATTCTAATTAGAATTGCAACAGAATTAAATTCTGCTACAACTGATTATGAGGCCGTGGGAAAAAACTAAAAGAGGACGTTGAACTTCAATTGATAATGCGTATTGCCGAAACACTCGGCAAATCAGTTGAAGACGTGATGCAGTTCAGCGTCCTAGAAATAAAATTGTGGTATGAATGGTTCATGCTACAAAACGCAAAGAGCAAGGAGTCGATGAAGGATGGCAAGGCAGGAAATAGAAGTCCGCGTAGTAGATAAAACACAAGCGGCACTACGAAACATTAACACACGACTTGGTAAACTGCAAACAGGTTTACTAGGTGTTAATAGACTTGCCGCGGCCGCAGTAACAGCATTTGCTGGATTTGCAACTGGTGCTGGTGTTAAGGGAATACTTAATGCCACACAGGCAATGGAAGGATTCCGAACTCAATTAACAACCTATCTTGGAAGTCAAGAACTTGCCAATGCAGAAATTGCTAGATTATCAAAACTTGCAAGATCTTTACCACAAGACGTTAATGAATTAACTGAAGCATTTGTTATCTTTAACAGATTTGGTTTAGATACTTCAAATGAATCAATGAAGGCATTTTCAAATATTGCCGCGGCTAACTCCAAATCAATTACACAATTAGGTGAAGCGGTTGCTGATGCATTAACTGGTGAATTTGAACGTCTAAAAGAATTTGGTGTTAAGGTATCAAAAGAAAATGGTAGATTTGTAGCACGTATTGGTGAGGATCAGGTTGCTGTTTCCACATCAACAAAAGGTCTAATAGATCAATTAAAAGCACTAGGTGCAGAAGGCGGTAGATTTGGAAATGTAACCATTGGATCATTAACACTTGCTATGTCAAACTTCCGTGGTGCTATATTTGAAACAGGCGCGGCGTTGGGCGAGGGTGGTTTTGGTTTAGCAATCGCAGATGCATTAACTGGATTGACAGACCTTCTTACCAAAAATGACGAAGCAATTACTAAAATAGGTGATGGCCTAACAAAAGCATTCTTGTATGCAAAAGAAGCAATTATACTTGTATTTGACAATATAGAATTATTAGCAAAAGGATTTGCAATATTCTTAGGTTTAAAATTTGCTGTAGGAGTAGGACAAATTGCGACAGCACTTGCTGGACCACTTGTTAAAGCCATAGTTTTAGCAACCAAGGCGATGAAAGCATTCACATTGATGATGCTAAGAAATCCTATTATTGCCGCTGGTGTGGGTATTGCCGCAATTATAGAAAAAACAACAGGTGCGTTTAGTAAACTTGCTGAAGAACTAGGTATCATTGGCGAAGATAGTGTGCTTGATAACATGGTTGAAAGTGGTAAAGAACTTACCATGGAAATTGCAGGACCATTAGTTAATGGTATAAAACAGGTTGGTGGTATTAGTGAAAAGGTTAGCAAAGATTTTGAAGATATTAAAAATAGAGCAAAAGATACAAAGAAAACATTATCAGAATCAGAAGCCGCTTTAGAAACACAGAAAAAAGCCGAAGAAGCAATGTTGCAGGCCCAAAAGGAAAAAACTAAACAACTTAAAGAAATTATTAGTGGTAAACTTGAAGAATTACGTGTTAGTGGTTTAACTACCGAAGAACAACAAAAAATTAAATTAGAAAAAGAATTAACTGCTAAATTTGGTGAAGATATAGTTAAAAATGCACAAAGCGAATTAAAAGCGTATTATGCACAAAGTAAAGAATTGCAAAATCAAGTTGCAATTCGAAAACAGATAGATGAATTAACAACCCTTAGTGGTTTTAACACACAAGCAAAAGAATTAGCAAATTTAGAAAAAGCATATGAACAGGCATTGCAATTACAAAAAGATTATCTAGATGATTCTTATTCGATTGATAATCAATTCTATACAGGCAAAGAACTGATGGAAATGGATTATCAACAAAAACGCTTTAATATTATTAAAGGATTTGAAGATAGAATTAAAGAATTGCAAATGAAAAATATTCGCGAAGCATTAGGCGAAAATGAAAAAGCAACAACAAGAGCATTAACAGATAAAGAAAAAGAATTTTTATTTAGACGCGGATTTGAAGAACGCCAAAGAGAAATAGTTAACAAGCGTATTGAATTTGAAAAGAAATCAGAATTAGAAAAAGGTCAATTTGCACTTGAACAAGCAAATACTTTATTTGCTGGTTTAGGTAGAGTAAACAAAAAATTCTTTGCCGCACAAAAAGCGATTGCTATTGCACAAGCGGTAATAAACACATACCAAGGTGCAACCAAAGCACTTGCTACATATCCACCACCATTTAACTTCTTAGCGGCGGCTGGTGTTGTTGCTAGTGGTTTGGCACAGGTTGCTACAATTAGAGCACAGACATATCAAAGAGGTGGTGATATGTTACCAAATCGTCCTGCTATTGTGGGAGAAGGAGGCGCGGAGTTAGTAGTTCCTAAACAACCATCTACCGTCATACCAAACGAGGTTGCTAGAGCAATGGGCAACATGAATGGTGAACAAGGAGTTCAAGTCAACTTTAACATTACAACCACGGACGCAAGAGGTTTTGATGAACTCCTAGTTGAAAGACGTTCAACCATTGTTGGTATAATTAATCAAGCAATGAACACACGTGGTAGAACAGGAGTCACAGCATAATGGCATACATAGGATTTTTTCCAGTAGATAACGGATTTACAACAGCACGTTTTAGACAACAAACACAAACTAAGAAAACTGAAGCGGCAAGTGGTAGAATTATTAGAGCAACAAATTCAACAACTAGATACAGAGGAACATTACAATTTCCCCCAATGACCTTAGCAGAATTTAAACCTGTTATGGCATTTGTTGCACGTTGTCAAGGTATGCTAAATGAATTTGATGTTATTATTCCAACCATAAGTTATACAACAGGTGTAGCAGGTCAAACAATTACGGTCACAGCAGATGCAAGTGCAGGTGATACAAGCGTGAATATTCAATCAAATTCAACCAGTGGCACAATACTTAAAGCGGGTGATGTTATACGTTTTTACAATCATACCAAAGTATACATGGTCACAGAAGATGTTGTTGCCGATGGATCAGGAAATGCAACAATTAATTTTCAACCCAATCTAGTGACTGCTGTTGCAACATCTGATAGTAGTGGTGAAGGTGTAACCAGTGATAGTGTTCCTTTTAGAATGATTATTACAAATGACCTACAAGAATTTGCATATAGAACTGATGGGTTGGTAGAGTATGAATTAGATGTTGAAGAGGTTATTTAATGACAAGGCAATTAGCAGATGTAACACAAACAGCGTTGGCAAGAGATGCTCTTGTTTCATTTGTTCTTGTCGAAATAGGATTAAGTTCTGCATACAATGGATTAGACGCTGTTTATTACACAGACGCACCTTTTGATATCAATTGGGATAGTGATACTGCACCTGATGCTGGTAGCAACATATATCAAGCACAGGGTAATTTTTTAGGTATCTCAGAATCAAATGAAAATTCAGAATTAAGAATTACCAGCATTGCAATTAGTTTAAGTGCATTGGAAAGCAATAATATAACACTATTTGCCAAGTCTGCACAAATTAACCAAACGGTCACAATCTACAGAGCATTATGGGATCAAGGGACTGATTCACTTATTGGTGATAGTGCAGGTGATGGCCCTATACTAATTTTTAAGGGCAAGATTACAGGTTATTCAATCACTGACGCACAGGATACGGCAGAACTAACACTACAGGTAGATAGTCAATTTTCAAACTTTGAAAAGGTAAACGCAAGAAGAACAAACCTTGGCAACTTTCAAAGAGAACATCCAACAGACTTTGCAATGGAATATAGTCATGAAACACTTAATGATATTAGATGGGGTAAGAAATAATGATTAGAGAATTTGAACCTAGAGATATCAACCAAATAATTGCAATGGCAAGAGAACACGCAAAAGATGCCGACGTGACAGAATTATTGCCCGTTGATGATATACACATGACAGCAATGATCAAACGTTTGTTGATTGATGATGATAAGAAATGTTATGTTGCTGAACGCGAAGGTAAAATTATAGGTTATGCACTTGTAGGATTAACACAAAAGGTATGGAACCCAACACTATATGGTCAGGTCTATTTCTTTTTTGTTCATCCTGAATTAAGAAACAAGCACCTAGCAGATTCATTGTATAACAATATTACAAACTGGTGCAAAGAACAAGGATGTAGATTTTTAGAAATTGGTGTGACCAATTTTACAAAAGATTTTAAAGGCGCAACTGAATATATTGATAGAGCGGCAACTTATTATGAACACAAAGGTTGTGAACTTATGGGATACAACTATGTTAGAGATTTGGAGATCGACTAATGGGTGGTAGCATCAATCCAGTAAAAATTATCAAGAAAGCATTTAAGGCAATCGTCAATGTTGTAAAAGCGGTTGTTAAATTTGTTGGAGATGTTGTTGGATTTGTGTTTAACCCAATGGGTGCATTTGATGTTCCAACTGGTCCACAAAATCCAGAACAAGAAGCACAGGGCGTTACAATTACAAAAACAGGAACCAACGTTGCTATTCCTGTTGTTTATGGTTTTAGACGTGTAGGCGGAAATTTAATCTATGCAGAAACCAATGGCACTTCAAACAAATATCTATATTGTGTATTTGCACTTTGTGAAGGTGAAATACAAGGTGTTAAACGCATACTTGTGGAAGATGTTGAATTGCCTTTACCAAGCAATACCTATGCAACCAACACAACAATTAGTGTCACAACAGGACGCTTTGCAAACAGAATTCAATTTCAAATATTCAACGGAACAGAAACACAAGGACAAAGTTCATTGGCAAATGAAGCGGCAACTTGGAAAACAAAAAGTAGAAAATTACCAGGTGTTGCTTATGCTGTAATGCGTTTTGAATGGAAAGAAATTAAAACACAAGAAGACCAAGACAACAATCCGTTTAGTGGCGGTATTCCTAAAGTGCAGTTTGATGTATTGGGTAAAAAGGTATATGACGTAAGAACACACATAGGTGGTAAAGACCTAAGTAACGATTATGCTGACCTACCAAAAGGTTATAGTTTTAATCCAGCAAACTGCCTATTGGATTACATGATGAATCCACGTTGGGGTTGTGGTCTAGCAAAAGAAGAAATTGATGCTGATACATTTAAGATTGCGGCAAACAAGTATGAACAAACGGTTACATACTATTCAGGACAAACTGGTCGTGCAATGACACTTAATGGTGTTGTAAACACAGACTCAAAATTGTTTGATAACGTAAAACAATTATTAAGTGGTTGTAGAGGTATCATGCCTTATGTTCAAGGACGCTATAAACTAAAAGTAGAAGATGGCGGCAATGCTACTGATATAACAAGCACAACGGTAGATATTGCATTTGACGTTGATAAGAATAATATTATCGGAGGTATCACTCTACAAGGTGAACGTAAGGATAGCAAATTTAATGAAGTAATTGTAAACTTTGTTGATCCTGATTTAAACTTTTCAAATCAACAGGTATATTATAGTGTTAATGGTGATCAAGCGGCAGATGGTAATGAATTATTAAAACAAGAATTTAATTTTCCTATGCTTACAAACAAATCGATTGCACAGGATATTGCTAAATTAATCTATGAAAAATCAAGACAACAAACATCAATTAGTTTTAGTGCAACACAAGAATTATTGCAGGTAGAAGTTGGTGATATTATTAGAGTTACTGATAGTGTTTTAAATTTAACAGATGCAACCTATCGTGTTGTTGACATGAAATTAAATTTAGATTTAACCGTTGATATTACTGCTGTTGAACACAATGCAACGGTATATCCATTTACAACAGGTGAACAGGTAGAAATACCACCACCATTATTCTTACCAGATGAAATCAGTGTAAGACCAAGACAAAGAACGGTGCCAGTAAGACCTTTGGGTATTGTGCCACCAGAAGATCCAGATACACCAGTTGATAGTGCAGGACAACCTGTTTTTGATAGTGCAGGAACATTTGATAGTGCAGGCAGTCCAGATACACCAGCACCAATCAATCCACCACCTGAACCACCACCTGCCCCACCACCAACAATTATAGATTGGCCAACATCAAATGTGAACAGCACGTTTATTGGTAATCTAGATACAAGTGGAGCAATAAAAGAATATGCACCTAACTATGGTTATGTGTATAGAGATGTTGTTAAAACAACACTTTATAAATTTCCTGGATTTAATGAGATTTATTTTTTAGCAGATGATCAAAAAGGTCTAGCAACACTAGGTCTTGCTGATACAGGAGATTATACAAAACCATCAGGTGTTAGTTTTTATAGTAGCACACACCGTGAATCAACCTATAATGGTGTAAGTGGTTGGATAAACAACAATTCACTAAAAGCAGGTGACTTTATTCATTATAGAAATAGTGATGTGTATGCAAAATCAAATAGTGCGTATAACGGCGGAACGTTCTTTAGGGTATTGCTTATCAAACCCACAATGAGTTCAATATTTGGTTATGGCATGAGAGGTTATGCACAGGACGGAACAGCAATTACCAATGTGCTACCATTTGCAATTCAATTTAGAGATAGTGTGCAAGAACAACAAATACAAACAAGAAGAAGTGTTCTAAGTCAGGATGACACACCGATACATTTTATAGACTTTTATTGGATACAACAGATTAATGGTAGCAGAAACGAATTTAGAGATGGTAGTGATCTAGGACAGGATTATACATATTACAATCCTATTACAAAGAAGAATGTCACTGCTAGAAATATACAAGCATTTTTAAATAGTGCGATACAAAATCCAGATACCATAATGAGGGTAAGTGGAGCAAGTGGAGGTGCAAGTAATGTTGCAAGTAGTGTGACAACAACGCACAACCTAGGAGGATAACATGGCAGGTAATGGTTATTTTGCAGAAGGACGATACCAAGCAAAAAGCACCGAAACTTGGGATGATCTAACGGCCAATTGGGATACATTTACAAATGGTTGGGAACTAACGCCAAACTTGCCTCTAGAGTTTACCACAAAC